TTTAGATTGTGTGCCTTGATTTACAAAGCCATACATCTTTTCAGCAGTTTCAAGGATCTTGTCTAGACCCGGGAACTCAGGCATTTTAACAGTAGATACAATTTGATTTGTCTTTGGGTCACGCTCGGCTGACATTTCCCAACCATGAAATTTCATGCTGTATTCGTTCTGAACCATATCTTTAGCCATAGCCAAGATATCTGTGCGTAGCTCGTAGCCGTTTTTGTTGAATTTAACTTCGGGCAATTTTGGTGTGTAGTCTGTCATTTTATTTCCTTAAAAAGTGTATGTGTGTTAATTGTATTTTGTTTTGACTGGAATGTCAACGGGTTTCGGTAATGTACCATAGTTAACCCATTCCCAATCTTCATCGGTCATTGGTTGCCATTGATTCATTTTAGTTTACTCGCTTTGTATTCTTTAATAGATTGAATAGCTTCAAGAATACTATATAAGAATTGTTTGATTTTGTTCATAGAAATCTCCAATCTGATTGTTTGCGATGGAACTCGTAGGTTAATCGTTCAATGTCACCTACATCTTGTGGATTTCGGCCGACAATGTATTTTTCTAATTCTGTCCCGTAGGTGTCTGTAGAGAAACCTAGGAACGCTATTAACATTCCTAAAAGTTTCATAATTATTTAGCCTTCTTTTGATTGAAAGATGGAACCATTGCTTTGTACTGGTCAGCTAATTGTGTATAGAAATCTTTGCTTGTGAAAATCATACCCATAGCCATCATAGATTGCATTCCTGCATCTGCGGCTGATTTAGTATATTTTGCTTGTGCATCAACGAATGAATTCATTGCATTTTTGATGCCTTCGTGTTGAACTGTTTGTTCTACGAATTTCTTTTTGAAGTCTGAAACGCCGTCAATAAAGGCGTAAGTTGCTGTGTTAAACATGTTTATCTCCTATGTGTGTGTTTAAGTGTTGAGTTTTTAAGTAGAACTCTAACTACTTTATTTATGCCTTATTATAGCATACTTCACGATATTTTTGTAGAGCTTGCTCTCTAATCTCAGCTAATCTTTGAGTGATGTGTTCGGGTAATTCCGCATCATCATCCCAAAGATCAACGATAACTAGTTTAGGCCTACTATAACTACGATGAAAATCAACTTCTTCATTGCAGTCATCATCGTTAGTATCTAAATCACTTAGCTGGCTTGGCGTCTGCTTTAACAGCAGGTGTTGCTGTAGCTTTTTCGTCCTTGACAGGGGTAGGGCTTTTAGTAGCTTCTGCTTTGGGAGCAGCCTTAGCATCCTCCTTCTTCTTAGCCAACTTCATTTCAGTCTTTGGTGCTTCTGCTTTAGCAGGTGCAGCCGCTGGAGCTGATGCTGCCGGGGCAGGTGCTGCCGCGACTGGAGTTTTCGCAGGTTGTGCGAATGCTGATGCGATACCTAAAGAGGCGATGATTGCGATTGCTAATGTTTTCATTGGTGTTTCCTTTAAGTTAATGAAAATGTAGATTTTTATGTCTACATATATATAACGCCTCGGGAGCGTATTCCGTTGACAAGTCGTTACCCATTTAACTAAATACATACATGCTTTATATATCTTATCAGGGAATCTACGACGGGCAGAACTATGAAGATGCCAACACACCCAATCAGATTGGGAAGGCGTTGAATCATGGATTTTCAGTAATGATTGATGTTTGGAGAGTTGACAACAAATTATATGTAGGTAACGGTCAACCACTGATTGAAGTCACTGAAAAATATATTCAGGGAAATAGATTTTGGATAAATGCTCAAAACACGGACATGCAAGATTGGATATCTGCACAACCTAGCAATCTATATCCTAACTATTTTTGGTTTGTCGCATCTAATCCACCACCTTCATATGTGACTGCTAGTAACGGCAAATTAATCACTCCGGGTACTGTACCTATTAATAATAACAGTGTAATATATTTACCGGAGATCAGTGATATGAGTTTGTTTAGTACTGTTAAATTAAAGTGCTATGGTGTATGTAGTACTTACTTAACATTCATTAAACGAATGCGTAATGAAGGCGTGTGGTATTAACCACCTCGCCCAGTTTTTCTAACCGGTGCGCCGCCGAACCCTTTACTCGGTTTAGGTACTTTTGCTTTTTGTATTAGTGCCGCTTTTTCTGGGGTTATTTTTGTAGCTCGTTCTTTAGCTTCACGTGCCATATTGATGAATGGATTTGGGCTTTTCTTTTCTGTCATTTTCGTACCTTTATTGAATCTAAATAGTCGTTGAGATTACCATGTAACTCTACCATCATAGCAATTTTGCTATCGTAAAATCTTATATATGTTTGTTTAGATTTACTATCTTTATTTACGCCTAAGTAATAGGGGCACTTGATTTTTTTGTTAAGTTCAAGTAAGTATGCATGGTGGCTTGTGCCCTCACGTAATTTAAAATCAGCTTGATAGTATTCTATTTCAGCCAATCTAAAATTCATATCCCCCCACTCAGTGAGTCTTAAACCATCTTGTCTTCCGCTAGCCCACCACTTAGTAAGTATTGAATCTGCTATACTACTTTTATCGTTTGCTGTGGCTGGAAGCTGATTTTGCACAGCTTCTGTAATAATTACCTTGACTGATTTCTTATTCATCAGGGTAGACTACTCTACCCGAGTTCATAAAGACAACTGTGAACTTATCCGTTTTAAATTGCATGTTCAGTTTACGACATAAGTTACGTGCATGACCTGGGTTACTGAAGCTTGTTTTCTTGTATTTAGGAGTAGCTTCACTATCTAAGTAATGCTGGCTCTTTAGATTAATAGGTTGACCGTCATAGAACACTGCCCAAATACCTGACGCCTCAACTATTTGGTCACATTTGTATGTTACTTTGTCTACTAATTCTAGTAATACTTTGGGTTGTGTTCTGCTCATTAAAATCTACCACCAGTAATTTCTACTTGAATTACTTGGTCTGGTGCCTTACTTTCTTGTTTGTTGCTATCATAATGGTCAACTAGTAGCATAGCTAATTCATCACGTAGAATTCTTGCTTCTGATATGGGAATGACAACATCTTTCCCGTGTCTACCTTCTACGTGAGACACTTTTTCTATAAAGCGTTTAATATTAATCATAAGCTATTTATCGCAGTTTTAGCTTCACTTTCTGTTTTATATGGCCCGGTATACTCATAACGCTGAATAAAAATGTATTTGGGACAAAAAGCCACCTCATTCTCACTACCTTGTTTCATTGCATACCACCCTGCCGCATAATAGCATTTGCTTTTAGGGGTCTTGGTAAACAAGTGCAGTTTGCGCTTGATGTCCAATACAGAATTATATACTTTTTTTGTAGTAGGATAATCAGAGAACGGTAGATCCTGTTTAGATTTCCCTGTGTACTTCTCTGATGCAAATTCAATTTTGCCGTACTTTTTGATAGCATTGGTATTTTTATGCTGTGATTTGCTACCATTTAATTTTAGCTCAAATCCCGAACCATTTGCAATCACATTGCCGACTTTCTCACTGCCATCGGTTACAATCCAAAATTGATCTTTGACTACTGGTTTTGCGATTAAATTAGACATGTTCTTCCTATTTATATATTTTTATATCTTTGTGCTTAACGATTATAACAGTATAGATTTTATCTTGATACTTAATCGGTAAATCTAGATGTATACTTATGCGAGGACCTTCAGTCTCATTAATCAATGTGTCATTACCAACCGTCCCCACGAATGGAATCTTGTTCCATTTGCCAATAACACGATCACCGATATCATACTTTGCTTGATATCGGTTTAGTTTAAAATATTCTGCTAAGTTCATAACCAAGCGTGACATGACCACTTGTTGAGATACCGCATACTGCCGTTGAATGTGCCAAAATGCTTCGTGTGAAAAACATTGTATGCAGCCTGCCACTTTTTTTGAATTGGTTCAGGACTATGACATGCAAGATAATGTAGATTACCAAATTGCTTGAAGATAGTCTTGCGATTAAGTTTAAATCCTACTGGATACCATTCAACACGGCTTTGCCAATTATAATTGTCAGTGCGACCATACTTCCTACGCATTAGCATAAGGTATTTGGTAGTCATACTAGAACTAGGGCGGAATCGGTTAGATATGTTGTTCATCGCTTGTTTAGAATGTAGTTCAGATAAGCAAGACCAAAGTTAATTACGGCATCAGTATAGTTTTCTCGGGCTAAGGCAGTCAGACCACTATGTGTACATACACCAATAATGAACCAAGTTATTTCAGTTACATTGGATAAATACCAATCACGAAATTTATTCATCTCACGTTTTCCTTAGCGTTCTTGTAAATCTTAGCCACTATGTCCCATAATGGCTTGATAATAAAGATACCCCAGAATACACCAGTAATAAACATAGCGAATTCATTTAGGGACATCATTTTGGCAACATCAAACTAGTCATGTTGCTAGGAACAACAACAGTTTGTACCTTACCGTTCTTGATACCTTCAGAGATATTCAACATAGCCTGTGCTTGCATGAATGCAATACTTGCACCTGAGTTGTTAGCCAGAGCCGCCATTCTGCGAGATTCGGCTTCAGCAGTCTTAACTTCAACTTCCTTCTGCTTCAATTCATTCTTTGAACGAACCAATGCGTTTGCACTTTCAACAACTGTGTCGCTTGGTACAACATTACGAATCATCACTTGACTGATAGTGATTGCACCGTCTAGTTTTTCTTCAGTCATGTTACGTACAATTTCGTCTTGAATGAATCTTTCCATTTCATTACGCTTGTCAGCCATGTCCAGTGCTTCGTATTTTCGTGCGGCTTTGTAGATAGCGTTTCGTGCATTCTGAACAATGTAGTTGTACATGACATAGGTATCACCTTTAAACTCTGCGTGGAAGCTTTTGTTTTTAGTAGAGTACAGTTCAGCAACTTGTGCAGGATTGATGTTGTACACAACCACAGCATCAAAGTCTTTCATTGTTGAATTATCAGCCGCTACAGGAGTCATGTTGTCCAAAGTAACATTGACATCTTTGATTGGGAATGTCAGCACGTTACCGACTAGTACCTGATTGAAAGAGCCGGGCAACAGTTCACCACTTTGCACTTGTTTATCAAAACCAACACGCACACCAACCTCACCTGTCTCAATGCGAGTACAGCCTGTAGCCAATGCAACAAGAGAAACGATAGCGGAAATCTTAAAAATGTTTTTCATATGGGTCCTTAAAATAAAACAACGATTGAAATTAATACTGAAATTGTCAGCACAGAACATAGTATACTATAACCTACGATTTTTGTCAAGACTAAAGCCTCTTTACCTGTCATATTTTGGGCAAATTTAATACCCATAAAAAATAGAACAAAAAGCAGTATAAATGCTAAAATTACCTTAATCATGTTTATTTTCCTTAGTTAATTCGCACACCAACATAAAATGTTCGTATGCACTTTTGACAGATGGGTTTGTCAGTAGTTTGTCAGCCTCTTCCATCATAGCCTTCATTCCCGCCTCCGCACAATCATGGGCACTAAGTCCGTATAAGGTACATAATTCATCACCCATTTCCTTAGAAAACTTTTTCCAAGCCTTCCGTTGTGCTTCTGTAATTGGTGTATTCTTTGGCCGTAGTTCTGCGGCTTTGCTGATAGCACGACAGATAGCATCTTCTGCTACTCTACCTGCGGCAATCATTGCGGCATGGTTAGGATCAATGTTATAGCGCCGGCTTTGTCCGCCTGGGTAACACATAACCAAGTGAGTACCTCGAGAAAAACTGTCTAAGTACTCACTATCATACTCAGAAACAGGGACATATTTTCTCCCAATCTTTTCATAGTAAATTTTCTTCATAATTGAAACTTTTTCAAATAGTTTTTAGCAATATTAACATCATCATCTAGTGCGTGTTCAAACATTTCTATCATCAATAAATTTTGTAACTCTTGTGCCATTACAGCATCTTCATGAGTTAGATTATCAATCCAATCTTGATAGTCTTGATAAGATTCAATAGCCCACATCATGTCAAGCATTTGAACTTGTTCAGCACTAAGACCATCAATTCTAATTTCTTTATCATTCATGTTAATCTCCTACTACTTTTAGAATAGTTCTTTAGTCAAATCATTCATGTACGTGCCCTTGATACGGTGTATTAAGCCATGCAGTATAAGAGTCAGCCTGTTGAGAAATTTTTGTAAGTTCATATTTGCCACAGAATTTCATTAGATGGATGCCAACTTGGGGAGTAGTTACTACTCGCACTGAGTCTTTAATACGTTGGTCACATGCTTCTTTAATATTTTCGGGTTGTGCTTTCAAATCAATCAGCATTTTGTTACGTTGATAACAATCACGCACACATTGTTCAATGTCATTATGATCTACCCACTTCTGCAACATGAAGTTATTCCAATTGAAACCTTGCTTGTCACGGTCCTCAAATGCTTCACGAATACCCACACGATTTTTACTACCTTTTTCGGGAGCACGGGGATATGCTGTGAATACGTTGTCTCCCGCATCACCTCTGACAATTTTCTTAAACAATAAGTATTCAGGATCCTCAAGTAGTTTAGGGTTCTTTTCTTTGTCTAGTACTGGCTTACCATTCTCTTTAAAGTAGCCATTGAGTGTGATAAGTTCTCCTGCGACACCATTATATTGGTGCACCGTGTCAGTGATAAGTTGAACATAATCAGTGTCAGTAGAAATAATGTAGTGCGTATCATTTGGATGCAAGTAAATGAATCGGGCAATCAAGTCGTCAGCTTCTGCTGTCTCGTGACGCAAAACGCTAACGTTAGTTTTCTCTTTAAGAAACGTAGTGAACTTTTCATACGTGTCCCAAAACATTTCCGATTCTTCTTTCTCAGCCTCAGTGATAGACATTGCATCTACAATGCGATTCTTTTTATAAGGTTCGTATACGTCTTTGCGCCAGCTTCTACCCTCCAAGCAAAACACAACGTGGTCAATTCCATAACGTCGGACAGCTTGATTGACTGATGCAAGTGTAAGATGAAGGGCCATGCCGATTTTTTCCCACGTATCTGCATTTCGTGATGCAACGTGACGGGCACGGAAGAATGTGTTAGCTGTGTCAATGAGTGCGTATTTCATGATGCAAGTATACTACTATTTTGATTTATTGTCAAATTTTTCTGATTCATACAAAAGTTTTATTCTTTCTTTGAAAGTATCCATACTCATGTCAGACTTCATAGCGTTTACCCACCAGGCAACGAACCAGACATTTTGTGGTGTATACCCGTTGTTGCTGTTGATTCTGTCAAGTGAGCACTTATTGGGTAGAGGTTTGTCCGTACCCAATTGCAACTCTAAGGTAACGCCAGAGATAGCACACTTTCCATTTTGCTTCTCGTACAATTTAATTAAAAAATTGACGAGTTCTTCTTTGTTTTCATTGCCTTCCCATTTCTTACTAACGTTAATGTCTCTTTCTTTTTTTGACCTATTTAACTTTACTGCCATACCATGCCAGAATAGGTTTGGGTCAGAATTTACTTTGTTCTTTTGATACTCTGACACATCCATCCATCTATATCGCAAGACTTGTAGTAGTTTTTGATGTAAGTTTAGATCATGCACCCTAATCTCAGCTAGTTGGAGAACCGGGCCTTCTATACCTTTTTCAACAAGATGCGATAGTAACACTTGTCTTTTTCTTCCAGGCGATCCCCACTTGTGATGAAGTGCTTCGTATTTTAGATATTCTTCTTTTGTGAAGGATTCGACTAACTCACTGTGATTTTCTAATACCGTTCTTGTTGTCCTTCTAGATCGTACCAATCTTGCGGATTTACGTTGTAATTGTTTCTTAACAGGTTGTGATATTTTTTTTGATCCTAGTTTAGCCATCAACTAACCTCTGTTCTACCATCACCTAGATCCTTTGTCCTAACAACCCGCATATCCCTGTTGTCAGGATCTGCTTGCTGTTGTTCATAGATTTCTAGTGCGATGTTGCGACAAACTGACTGAAACCAACGATCTACCATGACTTGGTCAGTGTCGCTATCTTTTTGTTTGTATCCTGCACGAATTAAGTTCAGAATAAACTTGTCATTCCAATCTAGTTCAAACGCGCCATTGTTGATATTAGTAGGGTCAATGTCAACGTTTAGAATAGACACGTAGGGTTCGCCAGCGGCAGTAGCTTTTTCCTTAGCTGAAAGTGCAGGTTCAACCTTCTTTTCTTTAGGCTTACGCACCTTACGTTCTTTTTTAGGTTCTTCAACCTTTATCGGTTCTGGCTTCTTGCCAAATAATTTATCAAATAATCCCATATTAGTCCTCTTTTATTTCCATCCATGTATGATCGCCCATGTATTTAACTTGAGTGATATACTCATAAGATTCTGGTACACCGGTTGACCAATCATTGGGGCCAGTGTGTACTAGCAATGTCTTTTCTTTTCTCTTTTCCCAGACTAGCCAATACATGTTCCCCATTACAATTTGAAATTGATATTCTGCGGCATGCACTGCATCTGTTACGTCTAGTCTACGTTTAATATCCAGTGCTTGTTTTTGCAACACATTCACAAGCTCCATGATACGATCATATT